AGGTGATGGAACTGGTCGTCCGTGAAAAATTGTAAGCAGTCAGCAGACCCGACTTCATTGCAGAGGTCAGTTTTACCGCACTCCCTTGGGTTGGGGTGAAGTTGGTGTCCGTGTCAAGGTACAGGTTCGCAACGCCCCGCTCTCGGTCCAAGGTGGCGGTGTCTGCGAGGTCGTCAAAGAGGCCACCCACACGGGCGGCGGTGTTCGCTCCTGCAGCGGTTTCGTTGGTGATAGTTGCGGCACTCGTCTGCAACTGGGTTCTCGTTTGTACGCTCATGCGAAAGAGGGGTCAAAGGTGGAATCAAACACTCGCTCATCGGACGAGCCGAAGACGGTGTACTGGATGGAATTGGCGAAGGTGTTGAAGGTGAGGGAAACTACCTGTACATACGCCAAGCCCGTTTCAACCACCGCAACGGCTGCACCAACCGTGGAAGAGGTATCGTAAACCTCATACTTATACGACCCCGTTTCAAGAGAGCCGACAACGATGGAAAACTTGTCATAGCGGTTCGTGTAGGAAGAAAGGTTGGCCGATTTCAGCAGGGTAAAGTCGGTGGTCAGGTTCTTGGCGATGTTGGTCAGCCGCAAGATGTAACGGTCCCCCGTAGAGGCCCGCTGCGTCCAAGTGACGACGATGGTGTTGGTGGTGTTCGGGGATAGGTAAATCACTCTACCCCTAAATGTAGGATGCGCCCGAATTTCACAATTTGCGCCCAATACTGCGGTAGAGTTCGGCCCTCCGCTCGGCGGTCTTGGCGATGTCAAAGCGTTCCCGTACATCCTTGGACAACTGCATGGCAAGCCCCTTGGCGTAGTCGGGTTCGTTCACAAACTTGCGGACGGCCTTGTACCATGCGTCTTTCTTGCCGTAGGGTATCAGCAGACCGTTGTGGCCGTGGACGATTATGTCGGTGTAGGGGATGGTTTCCGAGGCGATGATAGCCTTGCCCATCCATCCCGCTTCAACCACTTTCAGTTCGCTTTTGAGGCGGTTGAACTTGGTATCACGCAGGGGTGCGATAGTTGCGTTGATGAAGTTGTACCCCCCGACATAGGAGTAGATGTCAGCCGCTTGGATGCGGCCGTAATTCTTGTTCAGCCCACGGCAGGAGAGCATCCGCTCGTAATCGTCGTACACGGCGTTCCCATCGTTCCACCCTCCAAGGTAAATTTTGTATCGGCCATCCAGCGACTTGTCATGGGCCAGCAGGGAAAACGAATGCTCCACGAGTGCAATGTCCTCTTGGTGCTGCGCCCCTCCGAACCAGCCAATCTTGAACAGGTGCGGTTCGGGTTCAGCAGTCGTGTCGGGCAAGTACTGCTGGTAAGCCTCGTATGGTTCGTTCGGCAGGATGGTAACGGCCTTGTTCAGCAGGCGTATCTTCTGCGCCAAGTGTTCGGTGGTAGTGGTCACATGGTCGGCAAGTCGGATATGCTCTCGGATTTGCTCGTCCAATTTCGTGGACAAATAGTGCCGATACATGATGTGTCCGCTCTCCAGCACCCAGTAGTCGTCAAGGTCCAAGATTACCTTCGCCCCAAACGCCGTCAGAGCCTCGTAGACCTTACGAATTTGGTCCAAGGTACCTTGACACCACAAGCGATTAAATAGCCACACATCGACCGTCTTTAAGTCCTCATCCTTGACATTGGCGATATTATCGACACACACATAATCGAACTCCGTGCAGTTGTCACCGAGGTAGGCGTTCGGCATCTCCAAGCGGTAGAAGGAACACCCCGTCGGGTGGGCGTTGTAAACGATGCAAATTCTCATGCCCAAAGGTACAAAGAAAAGGGCCACCCCTTGCGAGATGGCCCAGACCACTAAACCATGCGGGAGTATGAGAACCCGCAGGTCAAAGATACTTTACGAACCGCTGATTTGTACGGTCAATGCGGTAAATGTTGCAGCGGCGATGTTCAGCATCGGTTCGGGTTCCATGCCCGTGAGCGTCATCTCGTAGCCACTCCTGTCACCGAATGCAGTACCAGTCCCCGCAGTTCCAGCGGAGGCTTCCAAGCCATTCGCAGCACCCAACACCCAGTAGCGGCTGTTGTTGTCTTGGACGATGACCAGCAAGCGATTCCGAGCCAAGAGGCGCAGTTCATTCCGCACGGCGGTCTGCAACTTGTTGATGGTGAAGGTGACTTCGGGCGTGTAGAACAAAGTTCCGTTCTCGGTGCTTGCGTTCAAGGTTTCCGTCATTGAAGAGGTGGCCTTGGTCAAGTCGTATTCAAAGAACGACCCCGACACCGAGGTAGGCGTAAATCCAGTTACCAAGCCGCTACCGTTCGTGTTCACGGAGCCTGTAGCGTTCAACGCTTGGACATAAATAGTTTTGATACCGCCGACGGCGTCACGGCATCCGAGGGCGTAGCCCGTAGTGAGAGAACAAGACATAGTGTATTTTTAGAGGGTTATGTTAGACTAAAAAAGCGGGGGGAAGTTTCCCTCCCCCCTTACACTTAGGCCAAGCGGAAGTCAACCATCAAGTCGGGATAGGCGAACTGCACACCTGCTTTGAAGGCGGCTTGGAAGCGGACTTCATCGTTGTCCTTGGAGTACCACAATTCAAAGTTCTCCTCGTCGCTCAACAAGTCAGTTCCGTAGAACAGGTTGCCGAGGTAGGTTGCAACAATGCGGTTGGTAGAGGTCAAACCTGGGACTGCAACGATGCGAACATTCGTGCCAGGGTAGATGATATCACCATCGGCCAAACCTTGCAAGTCAACTTGGTTGTACATGACACCCGTCTGCGACTTCATGGCTCCAATCAAGGTACGGAAGTTATTCCATCCGCAGAAGATTACGAGGTCGTTGCGGGTCAAGATAGCCTGTGGGATGTCATTGTACACCTTGTCAAAGATGCTGATGACATTGGAAGTCGTGATACCAACGGAAGCCGATACTGGGTTCCAAGTGGTAGAGGAAGCGTTGGCGAGAACGGTAGAACCCGATGCAGCGTTCAGCAGTTGGTTGACACCGCTGAAGTAGGAGTTACCCTGCCAGATGGCGGTTTCCAAAGCCTCGGCGATACGGAGAGCCTTCTGCTCGCTGAATGCCTGCTCAAAAGGTACGCCGTCGTATTGGCTACCAGCAGTCAACTGTGACTGCATCCAGTACTGCTCAAGCGAACGAGGGCAAAGAGCCTCTTGGATTTTCATTACGCCGACGGTGATGTTGCGCTGGCTGAATGTGGTGTTGCCTGTTGCAGACCAACCGCAAACCGTTCCTGACCCGATGTTGGCATCGGTGTCCATGAGGTTAAGGGCGGCGGCTGACTTGATGCCCACCTGCTTGGTGAACAAGGCAGCAGAACGAGCGGCGAATACCGCTTTGGTGATGAGGGGCAGCCTTTGCTGCTCGGTGTAGGCTGATAGGTTTCCGAAAGAAAATGCCATGGTTTTGTTTTTAGGGGGTTAAGGTTATTTGGAGTTTTTAAGGGATTGGATTGATTGTGCGATGGCCGCAAAGTTTTGGGCGGCTGATGCCTTGCGCTGCTCCACGATAGCGGATGCGGTTGGCTTGGGGGCTTCGGATGGTAGTTCGGCGACTTTCTCCACGATGTCGGTCATGGTTTCCATTTGGCTTGCAAATGCGGCCATCTTGTCCTTCATCTTGCCCATCTCGGTGTAGGCGGCCTTCAATTCCTCCATGATGCTGACCAGGTGCTTCTTGACGATTTCTTCCACCATGGCGGGGTCCACCAATGGGTAGCCTTCGGCGATTTCACTCACCACTTCACCTGCAACTTCGGGGGTTATCTCAGAAGCAACGGCCACTTCCTCGGCAGGGGCAGGGGCTTCGGCTACGACAACTTCGGTGATTTTGCCACCTTCGGTCTTGACGACACCAACGCCCTCAACTTGATGCTCTCCATCGGGAGCGGGCAGGGTTTCGTCTTCGGTGATGACATAGACGGGCGTTCCAGCAACGAGGTCGCCGTCCACACGGACAACAGTACCATCCACCAACTTGTAGTCGGCGAAGGCTTGCTTTTGGGTTGTGAATTTGCGGAGTTCGGTCCGCAGGGTTTCAATGGCTGATTTCAGGTTCATGTTATTGGGATTTGTAGGTTGGGTTGATATGTTGCAAAAAAGCGGTTAAGTCGTCTGCGAGGCCCGCAAGTGCGACCTCAAGTTCAGTTCCTGTATTCTTCATTCCGAACAAGCCCTCCACCGAAAAACCTTTGAAGGCGTGACGGTTCTCCCACACCTCGTCGTTCTCTACTTTGAAGGACCCGAACCAAGAGCCGTCGGGAGTGTCCTCGTAGCCTTTTGGGGGAAGGATGCCCCGCTCTGCGTCGGTGATGTAACTCTCAAACATGAACACGCCGTCAAGTTCAGCATTGTGGTAAGCGTTCACATTGTGCTGGTTGCCTTGCTTGAAGTATTTCTGCACGATTTTGCGGATGGTCGCCTTGTCAAATACGACATAGTACTCGCCATAGGTGTCGTCCTTGCGGAAGATTGGCGTATCGGCAAGCATCAGCGGTCCAGTCAGCACCCTGCGTTCTCCTGTTTCAGCGAACCGCTGCGGGGTCTTGGCGAAGGCTTGGAAGGGTTTTTCAATCGCAGGCATATCAACGAGGGCGACAAACTGCACGCCT